TCTGAATTATCAGAGTTTTCTGAGGGTTCTGGGTTTTCTGAAGGCTTCTGTGTTTCAGTAACGACCTCATTTTTTACTTCCTCTTTTTCTGTAGCTTCTTCTGTACGTACAACTTTTTTTACCTCTTTATTTTTGAGGGTTAGGGCATAGTTTTGTGCGCTATTTTCGGTGTAGAAGTATTTGCCATCAGCGGTTTTGTAGGCTACATCTAAATTGGGGTTATCATTGAATATGGTATCCATAGGGTTTCTGTTATTAGTAAGGGGGGAAGGTTGCAGAAAAAAGCGTGCTAATTGAGTTACTTTGGGGCTTTTCTGAGGCTTCCCCTCCTTTTTGGGTTAAACATTATTTCAGTGCAGCAATGTACTTTTTCTCCAAAGGCAAAGCAATGAAGTAGTGGCGATACGCCAAGAGGTTTGCTTGGTTTTGGGTATCTTGCTTAGCTTCGGAATAATACTGCTTAGTGAGCCCTGTTTTTTTGCGCACGGCATCTACTACAAAGGCTACTGAAGCAGGTTTATCGGTACTTGTAGGCACTTGGTCGAAAGCGATTTTTTGTCCTGTGGCATTGTAGTGAGGGTGCTGTTCGTAGGTTTTGATTTCAAAGCCTGCAATCACAGGGGCTGTTTGTCCGTTGCGATAGTTGATAAGCTGGTCACCAAAACGCTCTCTATCCTTGAGTAGGGAATTGTAGTGGTCGTAACACAATACAAGTCGGCGACCTTTGAGAGGCCATCCTGCTTTATCGCATTTTGCTTTGAGGGCTACAATGTCGTTGTAGGTACATTCAGTACCTGCAATGGTGAGGACTGGGGTAGCAGCGGTGTTTTGGTCGGGAGCAATAGCGTGTAATGCTTTTTTATACTTGGTAACGCTAATTTCATTGGTGTGGCTACGGGTAACCGCATCAATTTTGTTGTAGCTTGCCCCGATGGTTTGGTCGTCGGTAACCTTAGTTGGTTTTGTTTGATACTTGTCCAATTTTACTACTACTTCGTTGTCTGTGTAGTCTTGGATAGCGAGGGGGTATGTACTGTTATTAATAAGTACATCGGGTTTAAACTCAGTAGTAGGGATGTGAATTACGTTGTGTTCGCCCATTTGGGTTACATCGCCATCGAGTTCTTGCACGCCGTCTAAGAAGTCGGCATCGGCTCCTTGTGAAAGGGTTTGTCGTACGCGTGCCTCCCATATTTCTGGAAAATTCATTGCCATAGTTAATTCTGTTTTTAAAAGGTTTTTAAATATTATTTAAACGCTTACTATGCTACGGAGTTAAATAGAAGCAACCAATTTTTGGTAGGCTTCAGGGTTGCTGTTTTTGAAAGCCAACTTCTCATCTAAGGAGAGTTTTTGAAAATCGTCCATAGTAGTTACTCCAGTGGTTCCTGCGGGTGTGGTAACACCTGTACCAAAGCTCTTTTTAGTAGGCAAAGCTTCTAAAGTAGCTTTTGCCAACTCAAAATCTTTAGCCGCTAAATCAGCAAATGTTTGTCGTTTATCAGCGGTGATTTTACCGCTTTTTACTGCCTCGTCAAGCATTTGGACAGTAAGGGCTGCTTTTTGTGCTTTTTCTTTATTTACAAAAGCATTAAGCTGATCTTCTGAAAGGGTGAGTTTTTCTTGCAGTTCGTCTCGTGATTTAGAAAGTGCCAAGATAGCAGACTCTATTTCATCTGCTGATAGCTCCTTGGTGTTGGCACTCATACCCAAGGCTACTAAGGCTAATTGTGTAAGTTGTATCTTCATACTGTTATCTGTGTTAATTGTTTTATCTGTCAATGATAGGCATAGCTCATTTATTTCTTTTTCGGTAAGTTCTTTGCCGTCCATTTGCAATCGTAAAGCGTTGGCGTTGCTGGGTACAGCTACAATAGACACCTCGAAGAGAGAGCAGTTTTTAAGCACCATTTCGCCATTTTCATTGGCTAAATCTTTCTTAGAAAACATTATTCCCATACTTGCCCCTTTGATGACACCCCGCTCCACCTTGCCCGCTATAAGCTTCGCATTCTCATCCTCCATATCAAACAAAGGCTCGGCTATTAGTTTACCTCCTTCAAGGGTAATATCCTTCCAACTTCCTATTACATTCTGATTGCTCTGAATGTGCCCATCAAGCATTACAGGGTTGAGTTTGAAACGTGTTAGGTCAATTCCTGCAGTTAGGATTCTAAAGCCGTAAGAATTGACCACTGCTTCATCATTCAATATAAATTTAGGCATAGGCTTTCATTTTTTGTTAATCATTTTCGGGGCAAAATTCGTGAGCTTCTGTCGAGTGTGCAAATAGTTGTTTAAGGGTTGGACAAAACTGTTTAAGGGTTTGACAAAACTGTTCAAGGACTGAACAACTTGTTTTATAAATGCCATAATTGTAGGAATTTTGCCACAAAAAATGGCAAGAAATAAAGAACAAACACGTATTAAGGCAGAACAATATTATATTGAAAATATTGAGGTTACCCAAGCAGAAGTGGCGGAACTATACGGGGTTCGCCCTGCTACTATTGGTGAGTGGGTAAAGAAGTATGATTGGGAGGACAAGCGTTTGAACTTTCACGCTTCGCCTACGATTATCAAACAGAAGCTACAAGCTGAGACTATTAGGGTAATGAATGGACAAGAGCCTACTTTCTCGGCTTCTGATGTGGGTAAGTTAATGGCTGCCTTAGATAGGTGCGAAACGCAGGCAGACCCTACTACTGTATATAAAGTGCTGAAGGAACTGGATATGTTTATATCACAACAAGACGCTGAGTTCGCGACTCAATGTACTAAGTATCATAAACAATTCTTACAACTAAAAGTAAAAAATGAGCAAGAACGATAAGATATACGCTAAACTCTTAGCTGATTACGACAAGCATTGCCTGCTGATTGCTAAGGCTACTTCGGTAAATATACACGAAACAGCTAAAGAGAAAGCGGCTCGTATTAAGAACTTGGAGGGCGATTATGTGCGCTGGTTTGAATACTATTTCCCTAACTACGCCAAACAGAAGTGTGCGTGGTTTCACTCCCAGTTGGCTAAGCTGATAGTAGGCAATAAACGCTTGCGCTTGCTTGCCGAGATGTACCGCTCGGCGGGGAAGTCGGTGCATATAGATATGGGGATACCGCTGTACTTGTACTTTGCTAAGGGTGATTTGCGATTTATGCTTTTGGTAGGTGAGACTGACCCTAAGGCTAAAAAACTCCTTTCGGGTATACAGGCACAGCTGGAGCATAACAATCGCTTGCAGAATGATTACGGCAAGCGGTCATCGGCGGGGGACTGGTCGGACGGTTCGTTTGTTACTAATGATGGGGTTCGGTTTATGTCGCTTGGTTTTGGGCAAAACCCGCGAGGGGCACGAGAGCAATCAGAACGCCCTGATTATATCGTAGTAGATGATGTGGATAGCAAGAAGTCTATCCACAACGACCGCATTATGCGTGAAAGTGTAGATTATATTACTGAAGATGTATGGGGATGTTTTGACAGTGAGGACAACGCTACTGAACGCTTTGTATTTGCGAATAATAACTTCCACAAAAACTCAATCACGAACCGCCTTAAAACGTACTTCAATGAGGTGATTAATACGCCCAAGGAGGAGGGTAGTTATGAGGATAGTCCGCATACAGAGTTCAAAATACTTACGGTGTGTGCGGTAAAAAACTTGCTGGACTTTACCCCCGAATGGCCTGAGAAGACTTCGGCGGAGTACTGGCGTAATAAGTTTAAGAGTATGCCCTACCGCTCGTTTATGCGGGAGTATATGCACACACATATTGAGGATGGGGCTATTTTTAAGTACGAGGATATTCAGTATAAAAAGGCACTACCACTTTCCAAGTATGATAATTTGTGTTTTTATGGCGACCTTTCCTATAAGGAAAATGCGGACTACAAAGCCTTGATTTTGGTAGGAAATGTAGGCAAGGAGTTCCATATACTGCTGTGCTATATGCAACAGCGTAGCCGTGCACATTGTGCTAAATGGCTGTATGACCAGTATGAGAAGTATCGCTTAGACCGCTACAATATCCGTTATATGATTGAAGGGCTTTTTGCAATGGACGAGTTTGTAAGCGACTTTGACCAAGAGGGCGACAAAAGGGGGTACTATATCCCTATCGTAGCCGACAAACGCAGCAAAGCTGATAAGTTCGACCGTATAGAGAGCCTTGCGGGCTATTTTGAGCGCAAAAATGTATGGTTCAATAGTGAACAGAAAAATGCGGATATGCAGGTGCTTATTGACCAGTTCTTAGCCTTTGAAAAAGGTTCGGGTGCTCACGATGATGGACCCGATGCCGTGCACGGTGCTTTTAAATGGCTCGTAGGTCGCAACAGGCAAAGTAGCAACCAATACGCCTTCGGGGCGAGAGTTAATAACCATTATTGATATGTTTTTAGTTAAAGAAGATTTAAAGAATAATATCTACTCCTACCAAGTGGAGCAGATAAGCGAAGGGGACGAGAGTATAGTACTGCAGGCGTTAGATACTGCTGAGCAGGAGGTAAAATCGTACTTCTACACCAATGATAAAAAGGAATACCTTGATGGTCGCCCTCGATACGATACGGAGGCTATCTTTGCCAAGCGTGGAGAGGAAAGAAACGCCCTTGTGGTCAGCCTTTGCCTATCGGTAGCAAAGTGGTATATTGTGGATCTGTGCAATGCTGATATTATCTATGACCACGCCAAAGAACGCTACGACAGGGCGATAGAGTACCTTAAAAGGCTCGCTAAGGGTGAGGTGAATATCAGTTCACTACCTATTGTGCCTCGTACAGAAGAAACAGAAAAGCAAATAACCCCTTTTGTATATGGTTCTCGTAAAAAGTACAATCACGAATAAGCAGGGACACCTGTAGGCAATTATTATGAAAGATATAACCGTAACAACTGAATATGATTTGGAGGTAGTAGGGGGCGACTTTGTTCCTAATGAAAGTACTGCCCAACACGTGGAGTTCCTTTTCCTGTCCAAGCAAGGAGAGTGGAAGGAGTCGCCTATTACGGGGTGTAATATTCAGCAGGCACAGAATGGCAGTATTACCCGCGCCCTTGATAGGCATATACGCATACAATTAGAAGCAGACGGCTTTAGTGCCGAAGTATTACAAATCACCGAGAAAGGTATTAATGTTAAAGGAAAATACAAGCAATGAAACCCTATAAGAACTATAAGAAACCTAAAAAAGCAGGCAATAACACTCTGCAACCTACCCGCAATATCGTTCCCAAGGCTATGGCGCGTACTCGTGCCGATGTACTCACGTGGAAAAATGCAATGGCAATGGCGGAGAATGTAGAGAACCCAAAAACGTTCCCCTACTACAACCTAGTGCGTGATATGATGCTTGACGCGCATACTACCTCACAAATAAAGAACCGAAAACTAAAGACTATTTCGGCTAATTTTAGCATACAGAAGGCTAATGGTGAGACACACGAGGAGCTAACACGCCAACTGCAAAAGTCTGTTTGGTTTAATGAGATTATAAGCAACATTTTAGACAGCGAGTACTTTGGATATACCCTTATAGAGCTCAATCGGCAGGTAGCACCTGCGGGCAGTAATGAGGTGCCTTTTTCGGATGTAGAAGTAACTTTAGTACCCCGCCAAAATGTAATACCTCAAAAGGGTATTATCCTAAAGGACTATACCGATGATAAGGGCTTAGACTATATCAATGCCTCTGAGTATGGTACGTGGTTATTAGATTTTGGTAAGGCAGGCGACTTAGGGCTTATCAATCAGGCAATACCACATATTTTGTTCAGTCGTTTTGCGCAAAGCTGCTGGTCGGAGTTGTGCGAGATATATGGCATACCTCCCCGCGTAATGAAGACAAATACCCGCGATCGCCAAGCCCTTGCACGTGCCGAGAAGATGATGACCGATATGGGGGCTGCCGCTTGGTTTATCATCGACGAAACCGAGCAATTCGAGTGGGCTACTAATGGCGTACCCGCAACCGGTGAAGTGTATAACGGACTCATAAAACTGTGCCGTGATAATATTTCGCTACTCATTTCGGGGGCTATCATAGGGCAAGATACAAAGTACGGTAGCAAAGGTAAAGAAGTAAGCTCACAAGATATGTTGCAAGCCCTTGTGGATGCCGACCAAACAATGGTAGAGCAGTATATGAACGATAAAGTACTACCCGCCCTATACGCCATTGGGGTACTCCCCGAAGAGGGCTTATCGCTCGTCTATGACCAAGCAGAGGACTTGGGCGAACTGTGGACACGCACTAAGGAAATACTGCCTTATAAAGAAGTATCAGATGAGTGGCTCAAAGAAAAGTTTGGTATTGAGATAGTAGGTAATAAAACACCTACCACACCTCAAAAACTCACCTTAGATTTTTTCGACTAAGCCCCGACACTTATTTCGGGGCACTACACCTGAACCTACAAAACCAATACGCTCCTTGCGATTGTCAGGCGTGCCAAGAAGCAAGATTAGCATCTTCACCCCCTGCCCCTCTCCCAAGTAGAGGGGAGAAAGACCTCACTAAGGTGGCTAAGAAAGCGTTTGACTATTTGCATAAAAAAGGCACCTATAAACCCGAAGACCTTACCAAATACAAAGCCTACCGCGACCTCATTACCGCTACCGCTGAAGTGTTTAACACTGCTATCCCTCACGAAGTACCCGATGAGATGAAAACCTATTTAGAGAAAGATGTATTTATCTTTTCAGGGCTCAAAACCCATACCCAACTTACCGAAGCCCGTAGCAAACTCAAAGATGAGCAGGGCAACATACGCCCTTATTATCAGTTTGAACAGGATATTTTAAAGCTCAACAATACCTACAACCGTAACTACTTAGAAGCTGAGTACCAGTTTGCCGTGCAGAGTGCCCAAAGTGCCGCTAATTGGGCTAACCTGCAAGAGGACACAAGCAGGTATTGGCTTGAATATCGCACGGCAGGCGATGAGCGCGTAAGGCAAAGTCACGCGGCTTTAGCAGGAATATGTTTGCCCAAAGATGATGCCTTTTGGACAGAATACTACCCGCCTAATGGTTGGCGTTGTCGCTGTACCGCTGTGGAAGTATTGGCACGCGAAAACACCAAAAGCAACCCCGAAACTGCCAAAAAGGCAGGCGAGGTAGCCACTACCCAGATAGGCAAGAGTGGTAAGAATAAATTGGAGATGTTTAGATTTAACCCAGGGCAGGAAAAGAAGGTATTTCCACCCACTAATACTTATACTCAAGTAGTAGGAGCTGAGCAGGCACAGCAAGTGTTAAACAATATGCAACAAAGGCAAGAACCCGAATATACACCTACTAATATTCCTACTTATGAAAGTCAGTTAAATATAACAGTTAATAGGAGTATTTTTGAGGGCTTAACAAGAGAAACACCTTTGTATTTTAGAGAGCCTATAGGATATAGAGCTATGAGTGGAGCCTATTATTCACCTACAAGTAATTTTGTGAAAATACCGATTGATAGTAGAAGACGAGAAAGCAACTGGTATGCAGAAGCGGTAGTTTATCACGAATTTGGACACGCTATTGACACTCATATAGGAATGAGACAAGACAGTAGAGTAAAAGATGTAATGGATAAACATCGTAATATCTTTGCTGAAGATAGAAATAAAGGATACTTAGAAATTCAGAGAAATCTCAATGAAAAAATGAGAGAAGCTCAGAGAGAGAATAACCATAATTTAATGGAACAAATAGGGGCTTGTAGTGATACACTTATGTCCTTGAATAGTAATTTTGGTTCGGGACACTCAAGAAGATATTTTAGTATAGCTGGAATGAAGGAAGCTGAGTTTATTGCCCACGCTTTTGAAAATACCTTTGCAGGTAATGAAGTTTTTAGGGAGGTTATGCCTGATTTATATCAAGATACTATACAAATGATTAGAAGTTTTATACCAGAGTAAGTTGGTGAACAAAAATATCACTACACAAAACATCTTGTTCTGTAGCATAAGTAATTCTTTTTTGTTCTTTATCGGCTTTTTTTAAAAGAGCTAAAAAGCGACCTTCCTCATTATGAAGTAGAGAGAAGTTATAGAAGGTTTCTATATCTTGGGCGTAAATATCCTCCTCACTTCCTGAGTAATCACGTTTGCTGAGATATTTATTTAGTAAGTCCATAGTAAAATGTATTTTAGGCAACAAAAGTACAAAATAAAAACAAAACAACAAGCAAATAAACACAAAACTTTTTTAAATGGAGTTTAAAGACTTTTTAAATCACATCTTAACGGATACCAAAGTGAAGCTAACAGAAGCGTTTGAACGCAATTTTGAGCGTAAGGCTTTCTTTGATGATAAGTGGGCTAATACGCTTATACCCAATAGGCGTGGCTCGCTAATGATGCGCACAGGTACCTTGCGCCGCTCTATCCGTAGTAACATTGAGGGTACTACTGTACGCTGGACAAGTTCGGTGCCTTATGCCGATATTCAAAACAATGGCGGTGAAGTGGAAATAACGGCTAAAATGAAGCGTTATTTTTGGGCAATGTATTACAAAGCCATTGGGGCAGCCAAAGGGCGCAAAGGGGCTGCACAAAAGGCTTTTTCGGTAGAAGCAGAGCACTGGAAAGCCCTTGCCTTAAAAAAGGTAGGCGACAAACTAAAAATACCCAAGCGACAATTTATCGGCGACCATACTGAAGTAAAAAGAATGGTAAATGATATTGTAAATTTTAATATGAAAGAACTACTAAATAGCATACACCAGTGAAAACATTATTAGAGAAAATACAGCAGAAAGTAAGCGAGATTGCAGAACTTAAACACATAGATGAGAACTGGGGACAGTTAGACTATTACAGTCCTAATATGCCTGTGCAATACCCTTGTGCGCTGATTGATGTGCAACAGGTGCAATTCACTAACTTAGGTAAAGATATTACTAAAAAACCTCTACAACGACAAATAGGCACTGTACAGATAAAAATTACGGTGGCTAATATGAGGCTTACCAATAGTAGTATGCAAGCCCCAAGGAGACAAAAAGAAGAGGTGTGGGCAATATGGGGTATTATTGAGAAAATACACCAGCAACTACACGGAGTATCATTACTGCCTAATGTTTCGCCACTTATTAGGACTTCGCAGAACAGAACCCTTCGCGATGATGGGCTTCAAGAGTATGAAGTGTATTACAATTGTGAAATGCAGAATATCTAAGACGCAGACTGTGTGGCGGTCTAGGTATAGGCTTGTAGCTCGGTATCTACATCTATACTTAGAATTTTGTAGAGTGTGCCTCGTGATATAAAGAACTTGGGGTATATAAACTCACGCCATATTACCGAGATAGGCATATAGCGATAGTCGTGGCGGTTGAACTCGTCCATTACGGCTTTGTAGCGGAGGAGTTGGTTACGCTGGTAACCCTGCTTTTTATGGGGTGTTTTTAGAGGCATTGCTTTTAAGGAGTTGATTTTATAGTGCAAAGGTATGAAATAATTACGAATTACAAAATACAAAAGACGAGAGGCGAATTTAATCGTCTCTCGTCTTTCTTTCTGTTAGTCGGTAGGCTTTTTTTAGTTTGCGTTTAAAGTCGTCTAAAGGAGTTTCATTTTTTTGCTCTTGGTAGCGGAATTCGGCGTGTTCGCGTTGGCGTTCGTCATCTATGTATTGTAGGCGTTCTTTGTCGTATTCTCTAAAAAATCTAAGCACTTTATCAATACCAAGACGTTCGTAAAATTCGCCGTATTCACCCGATAGTACGCGTTTGAATATAAATGATATTTCAGTAAGTTTTAAGTAACCGTAATCATTCATTATTTGGCTACTGCAAAGACTTATTTGGTCTTCGCTCATTGGGCGACTTACGGCTAACATTTCATTTAGATATACGAGCCATAACATTATATAACTTTCACAAGCTGTTGCGCCATAGTCTCTTCGTATGCTACTAATGGAGGGGGTGGGTAGGTTGATTGCTTCGGCTATGGTTTTGAGTTTGTAGCTGTGCTTCATACAGTTATTGGGTGAATATATTTTCAAGAATCTTTCGTTTGAAATCAGTGCTGTAAGTTTGTTTTGCACTACTGTTACCTCGTTTTGCATTTTGTAGAATTTTGTTGAGTTGTGAATTGATGTATTTTAAATCGGTGTTTCGTTGGTGAAACTCATCCATCTTCTGCCAATTGCCCAATAAGTATTGCCACGTGGAAAGGGCTTCAGTGTCATTGGCTGATACTTGTTGCAGGTAGCTAATGATTTGCTTGAGGGCTTTGCCGTCTGCTCCAGTGAACTTGGGAGGAAATCCGTACAAACGTTTGTAAAAGGCGAACCATTCGTCTAAGAACTTTCCGTATAGACTTACAGGGTCTGGCACATCCTCACGATAAGAAACGCTGCCTCTCCATTGTTCTTGGTAGCGTTCTATATCTTCCTCTTGTGGGGGGAGGATAGCTCCAAGCTGTTGGTATTGCTGACTGTTGAGCCCTCCTCTTTTGATTTCTATTTTGCAAAGCTCACCTTTTTTGTAGGTGAGCTTTAGCAGTGTGTGGGTACGGTGTAGAGTTACGGTGTAGGTCATTTTTTTATAGTTTAATTAAGTAAGCAGGTCTTAATATAAAGCCGTTAAACTCAAACCCGCATAGGTGATGTTTGTCTTTTTCTACGTATTGTGCAAAGGAAATGTTAAGGGGCTTGCATCGGGGGTACTCTTCATTAAGTTCATTGGCTTTTTCGATGATGTATTCTTTTATTTTATCCAGCTCCTTTGCTTGGTATAGTTCGCCATCCATTTCTCTGAGAAAACAAGAGAATTGCTCTTGCAGCTTATTCTTGGTTTGTATGCCACCAACTAAATGGCAAAAATAGTGTGTAGGTATTTCTTTCATTTTAAATGTGTTTAAAAGGTTATTCTAAATATAGACCTGTAGTTACTTGTTGGTTGTATTTACCGCCTTCAACTCCGTAAAGGATAGAACATCTCTTTATTTCCTCTTCGGTAAGAGATTTGGATTTTTTTTGTTCTGGATGATAGATACCTGAACGAATTACATACAAACTAAAAAAGGTTTCTTGCATTGCCTCACGGCGTTTATTTTTAGTTTTAGTTGTTCTACAGCGGTTCACTACAGGCAAGCCGTGTTTGCGCCACTGTTGGTTTAGATGTGCTTTGAAATAGCCGTAGGCACTATCTAATGTTACCCAATCTAAGTAGGGCATCTGTATTGCTATCTCTTTTACACCACTATCTTTAATGCGATAGATTTTATAATTTTTCTCTTTGAAAAAGTATTCGATTAGTTGTATAAGTAACCACTCGTCCAAGTTAGAAGCATACTTAAAGTAGTATTTTTTTTCGTCTATACTATTAAGTTCGTCTTCTGAAATGTTGTACTTCTCAAGTAGTTTTTTTAGCATTTTCTCGGCTGATTGCTGTTCTCCTGCTATTCCTCGTTTTACAAGTTCGTAGACTTTTGTGATTTTTTCTTTTATTTTGTCGTTCATATTGTAATTGTTTTAGTAATTTACCTGTTTATACATTCCACTCTTCTTTGGTGAGTTGTGCACCGCAGTCTTTACAGAATAAGGCAGTTACTTCTACAGTGCAGTAGTGGGCAAGGGTGCGGAGCTCTTTATGCTTGTGGGGGCAGGTGTGAGCTGCACAGGCAATTAATTTGCTAATTTTCTCATTAGCTAATTTCCTAACTTCTTTCATATCTCTGTGTTAGCATTTTTTCAAAAATGTTGTTCACTTTGCCGACCTCACTGGGAGTGAGATTTTGTAGACTTTTCTTAAAGGGGTTTTTGCTACTACAAAACCATTTACCAAGGCGTTTGATATCTGCATATTTTGGGTTGGCTTCGTCGCGCCAGCCGAGTTCGTGGCATAGGGATAATAGCTTTAGGTGTTGCTTGTTTTCGATATTAAAGTAGGCGTGCATTTCAAAGTGGTAACCAAGGTGCTGGGCGAGGGCAAAAAACTCGTCTTCGGTGAGGTTTTTGGTGCTGGGGAGCTCTCTGCCAATAAAGCTACATACGAAATGTATGCGGGCTTCTCTGTCCTTAAAGCGTTTGCCTAAAAGGGTTTGGAGGATACGAATCTGATGGGGTTTTATTGTCGGCATATTATTCATTTTTAACTGTTACTTTTACATAGTCACCTACGTTATACTCTTTATAGTCGTTTTCGTATATTGTTATTTTGTTAGTACCTTCTTTGTTGGCAACATACATATAATATTTTGCGGGGTGATAGGTGCTTGTGCGTACTTTTCCAACAAAGTGGAAGGTTGTATGGGCTGTTATCATTTCTTTGTCTACTACAAACCCTGTAATGACTTCTGTTTTGTTTGTTTGTTCATTGTTCTTTTTTCCACAAGAGAAAAATAGTAATGATAGTCCTAAAAATATAAGTGCTTTTTTCATTTTTAAATGGTGTTTAAACGTTGTTTAAAAATAGCCCCTCGCCTTAGTGGATCTCCTATGGGCGTCCCCTTAGTGCCAGCGACCGAACTAAGGGCGAAGGAGCATCTTTTAGCTACCGAGATAGCTAAAAGTGTAGGTTATGCGGTAGCTTGCTCTTCATACTTTTCGTGTACTGGGAAGAGGTGCTTAATATCAGTACCAGGGGGGAAGTCTACCGATGAGAGCGATAGGGGGATATTGCACTTTTTGCCTTGCTCGTCAATGGTGTTGGCTTCGATATAGAACGCTGAACGCTGTGGTCTATAAGATTGGGCAATGATACCTACGGCATCGGTAAAGGCGGGGCTGTTAAACTCTTGAGCGAGCTTTGTTAGCTCAAGTACACGTGAGGCTTTGAGGTTGCCCTTGGCGTCTTTCTTGAGCAATCGGTTGATGACATTCACAAGTCGGGCACTATTGTCATCTTTGGCGAGGGAGGCTATGAAGTCGCGGACTTTTTCGATGCCTGCATTTACGGTGTCATCCCAATTATCGATGACGCGGAAGCCGTAGGTGATGGTGTTGCCGTGCTCATCGGTGAAGGTGTGGCTTTGTTGGTCGCCCTTGACCTCGTAGACTTCGTTTTTGGTGTCTAACAAGATTTTGAGGGCTTCAAAGGTGTGGAGCTTTACTTCTGCCATTTGCTCTGAATAGGTTTGCAGCTTACCGATGATTTGTGGTATGGCTTCATTGACGAGGGCTTTATAGGCTTGTCGGTTTTCGTTTTGGACTTGCTCGCGGCGTTGTAATTCTGCTTTGAGTTCGTCGGCTGTAAGGTGTGTTAAATCTACTGTCATAATTGATAATTGTTATTTGTTATTTTCCATTTACTTCGGCTTGGTATAGGTGGTGTACGGCTAAGGGTAGCCATTCGGTGTTGTCGTCTTTCCATAGGAGTTCAAGGGTTTCGGGCTCGTAGCGAAAGGCGGGGGGGTGCCAGTGGTGCTGCTTACACCAGTCTTGTAGTTTTTGCACTAAGGCTGGTACTTTGTCGGTGTGTCCTGCGCGGTATTGGCAGGCGGCAAGCCGTTGCTCGAAGGTGAGTATTTGTAGGAAGGTGTCGAGCGATAGGGCTTCGGTGTATGCTAAAAATCTACTTTCCATTGTTATTTTGTTATTAGTTTGCCGTATTTTTTGAGGTCTGCCCACCAAGTTACGTTATCGCCGCTAATGCCTTGGGGGAGGTATCGCACAGGGCGTTTTTGTTTTTTGGCGGTTTTGAGGAGCTCTTGTGCGTGCTCTCTCATTTTGCGATTGATGTAGTCGTAGTCGCTGATTTCGTTAGGTTCTATTCTCATCTTGTGTTCGGTTTGTCTTCGCTTGGTGTTCGCTTAGTGTTCGGTGCGAGCCACAGGGGCAGTTATTTTCTTGAGGAGTACACTGGGGTAATATTGCAAAATGTTCTCAGCGTAGATAGTGATGAGTAGGAGAACATCGTCGGCATTGAATAGGGTGATGTCGTTGCCGTAGAGGCGTTCGATGGTTTTCTCCACTTCGCTGTACCACTGATCGTCATACCAATTGAGTAGGGTATCGTGGGTGATGAGGGTTTTTAAGTGTAGCCCTCTACCTATGGCGGTGTTGCATAGATTGGTGCACCATTCGTTGTAGAACTCATAGCTGAGGTTTTCGTACTGTAAATAGGTGAGCCCTAATTGGCGGGCGAGGGCGTGGCGATAGGTGATTTGTTGGGCTATTGTTTTTAGAGTGCTCATTGTATTAGGTATTAGGGGTGATATTGGTGTCGTAATAGAGTTGTGCTTTCTCTTCGTTGATAACGAGGGTACCGCCAGGGCAGCGTCCTGATACGTGGCAGGCGAGTCCTTCGACTCGGATAACGATTTCGGCGAGTTTCTTACAGAGGCGACCTACGGCGAGGTCAGGTTCTCCTTTCTCTTCGTGTGAGATGAGTATAAAGAGGGTGCTTCGGTACTTGCGCATCCACTCGCGTAGTTTGGGTGAGGTGAGGTCGTCATTATATACCGTGGTGTTATCAATGATGACTACTTTGGGGCTTCGCTGTTTACCGAGTGCTTTTTCTATCTCGGTAATTTCGGTATAGGGTACTATTTTGAGGCGGCGATTGGAGGGGTTGAGCTGGGCTCGGCGGTAAGCGTCTTGGAATGTTTGGCTGGTGCCTTGCTCGGCACTGATGTACATAGTGGTTTCGTAGTTGCTAAGGTGCTCGGCGAGTTTGAGTGAGAACCACGTTTTGCCTTGTTTTTCTTTGCCATATATGAGCCAAAAACCTGCTACTTCGGGGTTGCCCAGGGCTTGTGCCCACTGCCCCTCAAAAGGGAATGTTTTATAGGTTTTTTCGAGTAGTTGTTTGCCGTATATTGCTTTTATTCGTGCCATTGTTTTAACTTAGTTTTATAAGGTTTTCTAAATAACGGAGTCGTTTCATATCGGAGGCGGTGGCGTCTTTCTTACCGCTTGGGTTGAGGCATTTGCGAACCAACTTATCTACATCGCTTTGTTGTTTGGCGTTTACGATGGCTACATCGCCCAGTAGTTGTATATAGAAGGCTTTGCGGTCGTCGGTGCCTTGGGGTACAATAGTGGTGATGTCGAAAAAGCGGTCGAATATTTCGGCGTATCCTACTTTCTTGTGTGCAATACCGCTTTCTATCTTGGCGCGTAGCCCGTCGGCTCCCATCATATACCAAGCGCATTCGCCTTGGGTAGCGTTCCATAGTTCTTTGAGTTCGAGGAAGGCGTTGTAATCGAGGTCGCCAGCTTCGTCTAATACTACAAGGGGCTGCTCTAAGTAGAGGAGGCACATTTTGATAGCGGCTTTTACATCGACATAACGCCCTGTGTCATCCACGCCTATGGTTTTGGCAAGCAGGCGAATGAATTGTTGTTTGGTTTTTGCTTGTGAGCAATCTATGTAGAAGGCGTTTTTCTGTTGCTTTACAATATGGCGTGCGCAGAAGGTTTTGCCTATACCGCAGTCGTCTACCAGTATCATTGATTTGCTATAAGTTTTGCAGTATAGCAAGTTGTCTTCAATTTCGGTGTAGACTTGTGTGCGGGCTACTTTCCATCCATTGTCGTTCACTTGTACACCGAGCTGGTGGGCAATTACAAGCCATTGGGTATCGGATAGTACTTTGTCTATTTTGCCGTTTTTGATTTGTGAATAAATGGCTGCACTTAGTTTGAGGCGTTTGGCATAGGCGGTGTCGGAGCCTCCATAGTTTTCGCGGTCGGCAAGGATAGCTTCGCGTACTTTTTGTTTGAATTGGGCTTCTATTTTCATTATATAGCGTATTTGTTTCTCCAAGATTGGGTGTACTCGGTACCAGTACTGGGGTTATACAATATTTGTTTGTCGTCTTCGTCTAAGGAGTCGTAATCGGTGAGTATTTCGACTTCTGAGGTGTTGGTGGCTTCGTAGCGTTTGAGGCTTGGGATAACGAAAGCGCGTTGGCGTGCTGGTGCGCGGTTGATGATGCCTACTTCGGCTATTTGCTTGCTGTGGTGTTGCACAAAGCGTACGATGGTCATTGTGTAGGCATCTTGTAAGGCTTTGGCTACCATATCAGCTTCGGTTTGCTCGGCACGTGCGCGTTGGAATTTTGGCATTGGTTGCACTTCGCATATATAGCGACCTCCGCAGTAGGCTATGGCTTTGATAAGGTCGCCTTCGTTGCTGTCGAGCCAATAAACTTCTATCTCTTTGCCTTCTATCTGTTTCATTTTCTCAATAAGAGGCTCGCCAGTGAGTATGGTGCTATCTTCGGCGATTGCCATTTTTTGGCGATTTAGGCTGATGTAGCCTTGTTTGCAACTTGTTTTAACGCTGTAGCCTATATGGGGCAGGATAGCGCGGTAATTGGTTTCGGGTAGGGTTTCCAATTGGTTATTGAGAAAATATTCCCAACGGCTTACTTCGGGGTGCTCATCGTGTGGTTCGTTGTTCCAATCTTCTATATCGGAGAGGCGTGCCTGCACGAGTTCGTTGTAAGGGATAATTTTAGTAGCTCCTTTGCCTGCTTGGTTGGCTTCGCTCTTAGCAAAGGGGCGTGCTATCCAACCTTCGGCGTATTTTTCTTTATTATTACGCATCTTGCCAAACATACGTTCTATGTACTTACCGCGGGCGTTGTTTGCCTCTACACGTACCTTTTGAAACATATAGCCCTCACGTAGGAAAGTGTTTAAAAAACTACTATTTAGGGAGCTTTCGCACTCTAATTCAAAAGGGAGTTTTAAGCCCCATTGGTGATAGTTGCGCACCAGCTGGCGGTAGAACTCTAAGATGATGCCTTCTTTGGTTTTGCCATATACAAAGGCAGTCATACAACGGCTGGCTACATCTATGCCGATATAAAACCAAAGGCGTTTGCCTTTGTCATACCAAAACGGCGGTTGGCGGTCGTCAATAGAGAGGAGCGAGCCTGCTTTGGTAGGGAGTTCGGTTTGGGCGTAGGGGATAAATTGCCCCATAAAGGCTTGTCGGTTGCCAGAGCGGAGGCTGTAGGTGGCGATTTTAGTTTCCCAAGCCGATAGGTAGGCTTTGATGGTGCTTTCGCTAAGGGCGGGGAACTCTTCGGGGGCGTACAGCTCGCCAGTTTCTTTATTAAAGACTTCTATATATCCGCTAAGGAAGGAGTCATATTGGCGGGCTATATCGGTGGGGGTAGGTTTGTACTCTTGCCCTACGAATAAGCCTTTGAGGACTTCTATTACGCGCTCATCTACCTTGCGGGCGTTTTGCTTACCCTTGCCATAGGGGTCTTTAATCACTGAAAGCAGTCCGTCGGTTTTAAAGGCTTTGAGAGCGTTTTTAAAGTGGCGTAGGCTTTCGGGTAGGGAGTGCTTACGGCTGGGTGGAAGGGTTTCGTTGAAACTCAAAGCATCGGTAAGGAGGCTTTGGGCGAGCCCTTTGGTAGGGCTTTTTTTGTGTAACGACTGGCGTACGGCAAGGCGTTCACTCTCAAGAGTTACGAGAGCCTGCAAGGTAGTAGCATTGATAACATAGCGGTCTATCTCTTCATCGGTGAGGGGTTTGCCCTGGCGTTTCCAACCCGCATAGAAGCGGATGGTTTCGTCTTTCACGGCATAGTAACGCTCAAGGAGGTGCCCTTCTTTGCGTGGGTCGCCAAGGGCGTGCTGTATGTCGGTAGGCAGAGAATCGTAGTCGATGAGGAGCTTGCGCCCATTGCCACCCGATTGGAGTTTTTTCACGCCGTAAGGTTTGTCTTTATGGCGGTGTATCTCCGAGCGCAACGTATTGAGCGTATTCCAATGCTGTGGCACTAACTCTTCAGCTTCGACGGCGACTTTATTATGTAACCAGAGGTATGGCATATTTTTTAGTTTTTAATTGCTCCCCAAGGTGATTTTGCTTCACCAGCGGTTTGCTGACAGTCATACTGACTTGGGGAAAAAAAACAACAATAAAATCAAAATATAAAAAACGTGATGTGGTGTTATTCGCGGTACTTCACTGGCTTTTGATACTCTATCTTTTCGCGTTTCACTACTATACCTAAGAAGGTAGTGCGTATCTCTCTGCCGATGATAAGGAAGTCATCATTGAGGAGGTAAATGGTTTTTACTTTCATTTTAAATGGGTTTTAAAAGGTTTTTAAATGCTTCCCAAGGCGGTTGCGAACCGCTACGATTTTTCTCGCCGTTGGTCGTACCAACCTTGGGAAAAATTGCTACTTTTGTAGCTTCAAACTAAAAAATAATTATTGTATGGAACATTTTATTGAATTGCATAGAGTGAAAGGCATAGTACCTACTTCTCTTTAAACCTTTGGAGCCTTCTCCGAAAATAAGGGGCAATATATTCTATCAGTTCGGAGAGGGACTCTTTTTCCTCTTCTGTTGCCTTGCCATTTTCGGTATAGCAATCCATTGTGATACTATTGTGAGGCACACTTTCTATAATCAAATAGGCATTGTAGTGCCCTATAGCGTTAAGCTCTTTATGGATAGCTTGTAACTTTTCGATGATTGTGGGTGTCATTGTTTTATTCTTTTACGGGTTCTAAACATTCTACATCATACACCCCTACGCTATCATCGGCAAAGGTTACAATGCCTAACTCTAAATCTCCACGGGTACATACCCCCGTTAATACGCCTACTTGCCCTGTTTTACCGTAAGGGTCGGCAGTGATAAAGGGCGATACTCTTACTTTGTTTCCTACTTTCATAGTGTTATGCTTCATAAAGTTTTAACGATAATTGTACTACTTGTGGCAGTCCTTGGACCTTGGTAAGTTGCTGATAACCGTTTTTGAGTTGCAAAAGGGCTTCGGCAAACTCTTTATTTATATACCACTTGCCTTCGGCGGTGCGGTAGAAGTGCTGGGGGTGTTTTTTGATGCGGCGAAAATACTGCCCACTGGTAACTGAGTACTGGTGTAATAGCAACCACTCTATATAGGGCAGGGCTTCCTTGCCATAAACATTGAGTGAGGGAGGCATTTTGATAATAGACTGCTGGGCTATCTTTTCCATTTCAATAAAGTAACGGCGTATCTTCCTGCCCCATTCATTGCGTTCTACCATTGCCAGCTCTTTTGCCATATTGACTGTAAGGTGATAGTCTATTCTATGACGAAAACCTCCGTGCGTTGAAACTTGACTCGCCAATTTTGGCGAACGTTGATTTTCAATAAAATAATCTTCATTTTCAATGAAACCATATTCTTGGATACGTCCTTTTATCCAATTGGAAAAGTCTCTACCTGTTTGAAGCTTTCGGTGAAGCTCGCGGGCATCTACTAATTGAACGCCCTTTTGCTCGGTGATTGTGATTAGTTTGTCCATAGCTTAATCATTTAAAAATTCTTTTACTTTATTTTCAGAAGGGGCGACCATACTCTGGTAGTCCTTTCTGATTTTGTCGGCTGAGAGGCTGGTGCGCTCTCCACTTACACACTGGCGAATGTATCGCCCAGAGAAACCGTGTTTCTCAATCAATGCATTTATTACGCTCGCATTGTACTTGTTATACTTTTTTTTCTTACTTTTGTCCATTGTTACTTATTGTTCCAATTCTGGCGCAAAGATAGCAACTATTTTTTCTAATACGCAAATTTTATGGCAACTATTTTTTCTAACATTAAAGAGAGAGTATTGTATATATCTGAAAATAAAGGTATTACAAGAGAAAAATTTTTTGACGATTTAGGCATTACCTATGGAAATTTTAAAGGTAAAGCAAAAGAAAAAGCCCTGAGTTCGGATGTTTTAGCAAAAATAATTACTAAATATCCCGATATAAACCCCGAATGGTTGCTCACTGGAAATGGTAAAATGCTTAAAAGTGAGGGGGCTACAGAAGTAATAAAAACGCCTCGTGTAGAAATTATTGAGCCTATCAAGGTAGAGGGGCGTAGTTTAATGCCTAAAGTAGTCGTAGTAGATAATAGTGATAATGACCGTATTCCATTAGTGTCTATAAAAGCCCAAGCGGGCTATCTTGAGGGCTATGATGATAGCAATTATATTGAGGAACTACCTACGTACAGTGTCCCAGATATGCGAAATGGTACATATCGTATGTTTCAAGTGAGTGGGTTTTCTATGTACCCCACCTTACAGGACGGTAGTTATGTAATAGGTAAATTTGTTGAAAATTGGGAGTGGTTGAGTGATAATAGGGTATGTGTAGTAGTTACAGAACGTGATGGGGTAATCGTAAAGAGGGTAACAAATAGAGCAAGAGAAAAGGGGTTTCTTTATTGTAAGTCTGATAATAGAGATTACAAACATATTACTGTAAGAGTAGAGGATATAAGGGAAATATGGGAGTGCCAAGCTCATATATCTTTTGAGTTCTTAGACCCAGTTACCAACTATCAGAAAATTGCAGAACTTGAAGTGAACGTATCGGAATTGCAGGACAAAGTGAAAAACTTGGAGACACAACTATTACCCGAACATACCTAATATATAGGGGAGAAAAGGCACTTTTTAAGGGGTAGTGATGTAAGTATTCTGTAAATCAACAACTTACACTATATAACCAAATGCAATATATAGCCAACTCGGTAACATTTACTTTCAAAATGCCCAAAATAGTGTAATTTGCCCCTTTAACTCTTACGCTAAAATATACGCAATTGCAACGCCAACTGCAACGCCAACTGCACCCCCAACTTTTTTAGAGGGTGTTTTTGGGCTTTACTGGGTGGGTACCTTTTGGAGGTGTTTTCTACCTCTCAAAAGGAGGTTTTAGCGGTAGCTATAAGGCACAAAAAAACGCCCAAAAAGGGCGTATTTGTTGGGGTTTGGGGCTTTTTTGAGGGTGTTTTAGGGAGGTAATTACGGTATGCGGTATTTTAAGGCTAAAAAAGGGCTTTTTCAATTACGCTATATATACGGTAAATTACGGTATCCTGTACATTTCATTTTATCGGGGTTTTTTGTAAGTTGTTTATTTATAAAGGTTTAAGGAGTAGTATATGTACATTTCATTATAATGTTCTTACTTTTCAGCAATATCAAATGAAGCAAATTTGAAACAAAAAGAATATGGTTGGCTTATTTTTGGAGTAGAAGATAAAAAACATCAAATCGTAGGAACGCAATATAGGAGCACTCCTAAAAGTTTAGAAAGTGTAAAAGGGGAAATCAGTAGGAAAACAACAGAACAAATTTCTTTTATTGAAATTTATGAACTTAAACAGGAAGGTAAAAGAGTGCTGATGTTTCAGATACCTGCTGCCCCTAAGGGTATTCCTATTGCTTTTGGTGGACATTACTACGCCCGTAATGGTGAGGAATTAGTACCTTTACACATCGAAAAAATAGAACGTATCAGAAAACAATCGTTTTTAGAAGATTGGAGTGCTGAGGTAGTAGAAGAAGCTACTATAAATGATTTAAATCCCACAGCTATAGCTTTGGCTCGCAATAACTTTAAGAATAAGTACCCAGATATGGCTAAAGAGGTAGAGATATGGGATGATATCACCTTTTTGAATAAAGCTAAACTTACTATTAAGGGAAAAATCACTCGTACGGCTCTTATTTTATTGGGAGAAAGCGAAGCTGAGCATTTTTTAAGTCCTGCAGATATTAAAATTCGTTGGAAATTAGTAAATCGGGATAATCAGGATTTAGATTATGAAATATTTGAAATGCCATTATTACTTTCAGTAGAAAAAGCCTTTGCTAAAGTGCGTAATCTGAAATATCGCTATTTGCAAAATGGAACTATTTTTCCTACAGAAGTAACTCAATATGAACCTTTTTCTATACGAGAGGCTTTAAATAATTGTATTGCCCATCAGGATTATACTAAGGCGGCACGTATCAACCTTATAGAATTTGAAGATCGCCTTGTATTTAGCAATTATGGAGCTTTTATACCTGAAAGTGTAGAAAAAGTAGTGTTAGAAGATGCTCCTGAAGAAACCTATCGCAATCCATTTTTGGCAAGGGCAATGTTTAACCTTAAAATGGTAGATACAGTAGGAGGAGGCATCAAAAAGATGTTTAACTACCAGCGAGCTCGCTTTTTTCCTATGCCTGAATATGATATATCAGGAGGAAAGGTAAAAATGACTCTTATAGGAAAGGTTTTGGATGTGAATTATGCACAACGATTAGCTAAAGACCAAGAACTTACACTTGAGGAAATAATAATGCTCGACAAAGTTCAGAAACACAAGAAACTTACTCTTTCAGAAGAAAAATATTTAAAGAAAAAACACTTGATAGAAGGACGAAAACCTAACTTTTTTATTTGTAAAGAAATATCTCAGAAAACAGGACAAAAAGCTGACTATTCCAAAAACAAAGGAATGGATAAACAGTATTATTTGGATTTTATACTCAATGCAATTAAAGATCACGACAATATGAGTAGGGCGGATATTGATAAATTACTTTGGGATAAACTACCTGATATTTTAGACGAGAAACAAAAGAAGAATAAAATAGGAAATTTGCTTACAGAACTTAGAAAGAGTAAGAGAATAAAAAATATAGGTAGTTTTACCTTTCCTTCTTGGACTTTAGCTTAACATTAAGAGAGCCTAAGAGAGATTTTAAGAGAGGTTTTGTTGTTAAAATGTTTAAAGTCAGAAGTTTGTACTCTCTTAATTTTATTATAAGTGAAATCACTTTAAGAGAGCTTTTAAAAGAAATAGAATATTTTTTCTATAAAATTAATAACTTTATTTTAATAAATTGTAGTTGTTTTTTTTGATTAATTAAAAGAACTAAGAGAAGTTATAAAGCAAATTGCTAAATCGCCAAATTGGCAAAACTAATATGAAACACATTATTATCCTTATGGGACTATTTACTTTTTTTAATGCTCACGCTCAAATCGAGCGTGTAGAACCACCTTTTTGGTGGGAAGGAATGCACTATGCTGAAATACAAATATTATTGTACGGCAAAAATATAGCACAATACCGCGTGGAAAGCGACTTACCTATCAGTAATGTGCTAAAAACAGAGAATCCTAATTATCTATTTATAACCGTAGACACCAAGGATAAAAAAGCGGGCAACTATAGCATTTCGCTATGGCAAAAGAAGAAACAAGTGGGGAGCGTCAGTTATGAACTAAAAGCGCGCAGAGAGGGGTCGGCTTATCGCAAGAGCTTTGATAGCAGTGATATGATTTATCTCATTATGCCCGATCGCTTTGCCAATGGTAATCCTAACAACGATTCACACCCTGCACTTACTGATAAACTCAACCGCTCGGATGCTGATGGTCGTCATGGGGGAGATATTCAGGGAATTATCGACCATTTGGATTATATACAATCTTTAGGCGCTACGGCTATATGGAGTACGCCCTTATGTGAGGACAACGAGCCTCAGCATTCTTACCATACTTATGCCCAAACTGATGTCTATAAAATAGACCCTCGCTATGGTACGAATGAGGAATATATACAGCTGTCTAAGGCTCTGCACAAGCGGGGTATGAAGCTCATCAAAGACTATGTGACTAACCACTGGGGCAGTCAGCACTGGATAGTGAAAGACCTACCTTGCTATGATTGGTTGCATCAATTCCCAGGATATGGACAGAGCACTTTCAGGATGAGCACTCAGATGGATAGCAATGCTTCAGAATGGGATAAAAAGTACTGCGAAAAAGGTTGGTTTGCACGCTCTATGCCCGACCTCAACCAAGCAAATCCATTAGTGCTTAACTACCTCACCCAGAACGCAATTTGGTGGATAGAATACGCCGATCTCGACGGTTTGCGCGTAGATACCTATTCGTATAACGACAAAGAAGGCATTGCTAAATGGACAAAAGCCATCACCGATGAGTATCCTCATTTCAATATTATGGGGGAAGTGTGGCTCAACCAGAGTGCCCAAGTGTCGTATTGGCAAAAGGACAGTCCGATAAGTGCTATACAGAGTTATAATACTTATCTGCCTACTGTGATGGATTTTCCACTTTTTAATGCGATAGGGGAAGCGTTTCGCTCTACGCCTTCGTGGGACAAAGGTATGATACAACTCTACGACAATTTCACTAATGATTTTCTGTATAAAGACATCAACAACCTACTTATCTTTGCCGAAAATCACGATACGGCACGTATCAATCACGTATATCCTAAGATAGAGGGCTATAAGATGATTATCACATTGCTGGCAACGGCGCGTGGTATTCCGCAATTGTATTATGGTAGTGAGATAGCAATGGCAGGCGACAAGAGCAAAGGCGATGGCGATATACGACAAGATTTCCCTGGTGGCTGGGCAGGCGATACGCAGAATGCTTTCACAGCCTCTGGGCGTACAGCTACCCAGAAAAAATATTACGATTTTACAGCCAAGCTCTTCAACTGGCGTAAGGATAAAGCCGTAATTCACTACGGAAAGACTAAACAATACCTTCCTGAAAATGAAGTGTATGTCTATTTCCGCTACAACGATACCGAGAGCCTAATGGTTATCCTCAACAACAGTGATAAACCCCAAACGCTCCACCTCAACCGCTTTGCCGAGAGTTTGGCGGGATTTTTGAGGGGAAAAGATGTTATATCGGGGAAAGAACTCAATCTGAGTACAAGCACTTTAGAAATACCCGCTAAAACCCCTATGCTCATTGAATTGAAATAAGAGGTAAGAGTTTTCTCTCATCCAAGATTTTCTGAGTCTCACTGAGATCTTCTGATTCTCACCTCCCTCTCAAAAAGTTTACTTTTTATGAAACACTTTTTTTCTCTGTGGTTATTTATCCTCTTTTTTATAGGGGTACAAGCACAAACCTCAGAATCTTATCTCAAAGAAATTGCTAAAAAACAACAACTTGATATTCAGTGGCAGGAGCGCAAAACTTCTCTTGCCTCTGAGGGTATTCGCTCTTTTGTAGGTTACAGCGAAGGCAATTTTGTAGCGACCCTTTCAGTAGGTTCAAAAGCGGTATCAGGGAGTTTCCACTACCGAGATAAATCGTATGAAATCAGTTTGCAAAAAGGGAAATTAGTCTTTTTACCTAATGAAAAATTTGAGTGTGGCACTACCGATACACCTCATTCACACCCGAGCCCTTCAACAGCACGCCCTGCGATATTAGCCGAAGAAACCGCTCCTACCATTGCCAACACACAAACACTAAGGGTATACCGTTTGGCGATGCATATCCCTTATAGCACCTTCAGTACAGGACACTTAGATAAAAGTGTACAAAAAGTAAAAGTTTTTTGGGCAGATACCGAGGCTTTTCTCAACGAGATGTACCTGCGCGATTTGGGAGTGCGTTTTGAGGTAGTAAAGGACGAACGCCTCATTATCAAAGACGAGGATAAAGAGACTTTTGCAAGCTATCGCAATGCCGATTATGTTAAGGATAATTCAACAACGATTATCAACGAACTTATAGGAGAAAATAGTTATGATGTGGGGATTTCCCTTGCGTATACCGCTTCCTTAAAAAAAGGAGTCAGAGGATTAGCTTATCTTGAAGGTGTTTATAAGGCTAATACCAAAGCTGATGCTGTAGCAGTACTCACTAAAGAAGTCATAGCTCACGAAATCGGACACTTATTTGGAGGCAGACACACTTTTGGCAACTATAATGGATCAGAAGCCTACGATAGTGAAAAGACAGAGTATGATAGAGGTACTTCGGTAATGAGCTATGGTAGTCCGCGTGATTTCTTCTCACTCTCAAGCATTCAGCGTATACGGGAACTATTGACAAAAGTACCCGTAAAAGCTCACGACAAGACTTTCACTACTCAACCCCCTCGCATAGACCACAGCAAGATTAAAAGTCATTATACTATCCCCAAAGGCTCTTTCTTCCAATTCTATATCCCCGCTACCGACCCTGATAGTGAGCAGCTATTGTACAACGTAAACCAACACGATGTGCGCAATGGCGCTGAAACTCCTATAACGCAATACATTATTTATAAATCAACCCCTGCCAACCCTGTAACTATCAAAACTGAATACCACGAAAACTCGGGAGATGTAGTAGCCAATAGTGGTTTGGCACAACAAACTACGGGTACTTTTACCTTTTGGTTGGGAGTGAGCGATGCCCCACTCCAATCGTCAGCCGACTATATAGTACAATATGATTTGGCAGAAACCAAAGTAACCGTAAAAGACGGTACCCCCTTCAAAATTACATCTACCCCAAAAAACAAATATAAAGGTGGGGATAAAATCACTCTTACTTGGAACGTAGATAATACTATTTTTAAAAATACCAAAGTGCGTATCCTGCTTTCTGATGATTTAGGAAAGACATTTAAACATATAGTAGTAGCAGAAACTGATAACAATGGCAGTAAGGAAATCACTTTGCCTAATATCAATACCGATAAGGCGGTGTTAAAAGTAGAAGTAATCGATGGTTTAGCTTTTGATCTTACCAATTACAATCCTAAAAATGGAGGTTTTACCATTGAAAAGAACCCCGCCCTTCCTGAACCTCTTCTTTGGGCATCACTCCCTAATCATCTTATGCTTTCGTGTGAGCAATCTATTCCAGCGGTAACATTGCCTACGGTTACAGGAGGGTGCACTCCTGCGGTTACCCTTCAAAAAGAAGAACGCATCAAAGGCAATTGCGACTATACTTATACTATCAAACGTATTTTTACAGCTGCCGACACTTGTAACCAAACGCTTACTTATACTCAAACTATTAGCGTAACAGATAAAACTCCTCCTACTTTTGTAGGTACTTTACCCAAAAATATGAGCGTTAAAGAAGGCAAAACAATACCCGCTCAAGTAACGCTTACCGCTACCGATAATTGTGGTACTGCTGCGGTTACAACTTCTCATAAAGAAGAAAAAGATGCCAAAAGCAAACTTACTAAACTTATCTATACGTGGATAGCTAAAGATGCTTGTGGCAATATTAGTACTCACCAGCAAATCATTACCATTGAGCCTAAAAAAGTCCCTACGCTCACTTGGGCAAGTGTCCCTAAAAATGTAACTGTCAATTGCGCTAAAGCCATTCCTGCTGTACAAACCCCTACAACTCAAGGCGGTTGTGCTAAAGTAGTGATTACCCGCGCCGATAAGGAACTCAACAAGCGATGCTTCAACAACTACACCATAGAGCGTACTTTTACAGCTTCCGATGGTTGTACAACCCTTACCCATACCCAGCGTATCACTATAGCCGATAAAACCCCTCCTACTTTCGTAGGCGATTTACCTCAAGACCTTACTATCGAAGAAGGAATAACTGTACCTCAACAACAGAGCATTTCAGCTGAAGATACTTGTGCAGGGCAACCTACTGTTACAATGCCGCCAAAAGAAGAATATCTCACTAATGGAAAACTCTCTAAAGTGGTCTATAAGTGGGTGGCTCGTGATGTCTGCGGCAATGAAAGGGTATATACCCAAAATATTACTATAAAACTTAAACCGCAAGAATCTCCCCATATAGATACTAACCCTAATGAAGTGGTGATTTACAATGCTATTTCTAGCGAAAATGGCTCTGATAACTATTTTAAAATAGAAAACACCGATAAAAACCGACCTATTACGCTACAAGTCTTTGATGAAATGGGCTTAAAAGTATATGAAAGTAATTACTATCAACAAAATGGTGAATATTTTAGAGGCTATCCTAATATAAAAGGAGTAGTAGGAAGCAAACGATTAGCAGGAACTTATTTCTATGTATTGACGTATTATTTCAATGGACAACAACTAACAAAAAAAGGTTTTCTATATGTAAGATAATTACACTCCTGTATAGGTTGTACTAATATATTGCCAATGAGCAACCCCTTTGAGATACTCCAAATCTCTTTGGTGTTTTATAAAAAATGTTAATTTTTCCTTGCTAATTGTTAATTGTTTCGTACCTTTGCATCGTTTTTTAAAACCAAACTAATGAAACATCTACTACGCTACTTACTTTGGCTATGCCTAAGCATAGAAGTAGCCAATGCACAAACTAACATCCAAAGTATTATAACTCTTTTTGCTACAAGTTCTTCCGTAGAATGGGCACCCCCTATTCCTAACACACCTTCTATGCTTGTACAATGGCAAGCGCGAACTACTTCTAATGGATTTCGCACGTTTGTAGGTTATTACCAAGATCATTTTGTAGGCGTCATCAGCTTTGACAAACAGCAGTTGAGCGGTGAAATTTTTCACAGAGGAAAGTCCTATGTATTGGGAACTTCACCCCAAGGAATGCTCACCGTTGAGGCAGTAACCGATGAACACGATTGTGGTGCGAGTTCTTTGGGAAAACAAGCCCTCACTGCCCGCAATTTCTTTCCCGAAGGCGATGAAGATAAGAACGACCCACCTATTGAGCAACCCGAGATTTACAATTCACTTTATCCTAAAGCGCTCATTCACACCGATGGTGTGTTCAGGCACTACCGCTTGGCAATACCGGTAGATTACAGCATTTACAATTCGGCATATTTTAATAGAAATGTAAATAAAATCAAAACGTTTTGGTATGCTACCATTGCTTTTATGAATGAGTTATATCGCAATGATGTGGGGGTGGATTTTACTCTGGTAGATGATGAGACACTTATTTTTACTACTGAAGAAAATCAGTTATTCCGCAGAAGGGAAGCTGCTAATGAAGTGGTAAACAATGGTACTATCACCTTAAATAAGAAGTACGACCCTAAGAAGTATGATATAGCAATTATCCTCACTGATTATCGCCAAAACTACAATGGCTTGGCGATGGTCTATGCCGCTTATGAACAACACAACAAAGCTAACGCGGCGGCACGCCCTGTAAAACCTTCTACCATTGCCCACGAAATAGGACACATGTTTGGCTCAGACCATACGTTCTCTAACGGAGGGCAGTATTCTAGTAAAACCGAAACTGGATCGGGTCAATCAATTATGAGTTATGGACACGAGCACCCCCGCGATTTCTTTTCGCTCGTAAGTCTGCAAGAAATACGCAAGTTCTTGGGTAACTCTATGGCTTATTACGCCGATGAAGCGCGTACTCAAGTGGCAGGCAAGCGTGTAAAGGGTACAGGTTCTAACCTTGTTTATGGGGTAAAGAGCAACAACCGCCCCCCAGTGCTTGATAGAATGCACCTTAAGAAAACCTACACTATCCCTGAAGAAACATATTTCCAATTCTATCTCAATGCTACCGACCCCGAAGGTGATGCGCTTACTTATATAGCACACCCCGCTGATAGGCGCTTTCACTCTACCAAATCTAACGCGCGTTTTATGACCTACAAAGGAAAATCTGATGGTAATATACGCTTTGAAACTACTTGGTTTGAGAGAGAACGCAATACCTTTGTACCTATAGGGGCTGCCGATTCTTACAAAGAAGGCACTTTCACTTTTTGGTTAGCAGCTGCTGATCATAACAAAAGCGATAACAACCACGTAGTGAAATACGATGTAGAAGAGGTGCAAGTGAAAATAGTCAAAGGTAAAGTTTTTCAAATACAAAACTTCGATAATGGCAGTTGGGAACAGAACAAAACCTACAAAGGAGGACAAGCACTTTCGCTTCATTGGCAGGTCGACGAGACTATTTTTGGTAAGGATAGCAAGGTGCGTATCCTTCTTTCAACCGACTCTGGAAAAACTTATAAATACGTATTGAAAAAAGAGGCACCTAATAATGGAGTTTGTCAAGTAGTGCTTCCTAATATTTCTGTAGGCACTACCCACGGACATTTCGGCAAACAAAGAGGACAAGGCATCATCAAAATAGAAGTGATTGATGGCTTAGCTTATGCATTGTCTTGCACAAAACCTTATCACGTAGGGGGTTTTATGATACAAAAAGACCCTACAAAACCTGAAACTACCCCTGATCCAGAGCCTCAACCCCAACCTAACCCTCAACCACAGCCAAAACCTCAACCAACGCCACAGCCAAAACCTCAACCTCAACCAACCCCCCAACCTCAACCCCCAACCAACCCTACCCCCGACCCGTCAGCTCCGTCAGACTCGTCCACCCCGTCCCCATCACTTATTATATATAATGGTGTCTCCATCTCTAACCCCGAGAACTATTTCAAAGTAGAAAATACTGATGAAAACCGACCTATTTCGATTCTTATCTTCGATGAAATGGGACTCAAAGTATACGAAAATAGTAATTATGGTAAAAATGGAGAAGTCTTTAGAGGCTATCCTAATGTACAGAATATGAATAGGAGCAAAGCTCTTGCGGGTACTTATTTTTATATTGTTACCTATTATAAAGATGGACAACAACAAACCCAAAAAGGTTTCTTATATGTAAGATAATTAGCTAAGTCCCTCCGAGATACTCTAAGCCTCTTAAAACAATCACTTTTGCGGCTTGTCCCCCTTCGGGGGAACGGGGG